GCTTGAGATGTGCAACCGTTTTCAACCAATATTATTTCTGAATCTGGTGCATATTTATTTAGGCTTTTTATACAATTAACTGCATGTATACTTCCGGTAGCATCAAGAACAATAAATGATATTCCTGTTCCATCATCTTGATTTGGTGATGTTGTTTTAACTTTGGGAGTTTGATTGATACTTTGGTTTTCTTTAAGCCTAATTTCATTAATCTTTTCAAATTCAGCACCATAATGATTTCGTGCTAATGCTAGATGATCTTGTATTGATTGAAGTCTTTGGAATGTGGTGTTTCCATTTGCGTCTCTATACCTATATAAATACAACATCTTATCTATATGTAAACATTTTGATCTAAGAAAAAAGCGCGCATACAAATCAAAATCATCTGCAACACCTAATTCTGCGTTGTATCCTCCAAGCTCCCAAAATGCCTCAGCTCTAAAAGCTCTAATGTGATGTGGGCCAACAGTTAAGAACCATGCAAACTGTTGAGTGAAGAGCGGGCCAAATCGATCATAAATATTTGGGTTTTTGCATTCAAGATATTTTCGGCCATGATATTCAATTTCTTTATATCGTCCCGGTTCCTCCCAAGGCTCTCCACCAAATCTCTGAGGGTTTCCGTTCTCATAAAAAGAGGCGCTATTTGTATAAACCATTCCAACTTCAGGATTATTTTCAAATGCATTCTTAACCTCTTCCAATGCATTTTCCGTAAGCATATCATCATGATCCAGCTCAACAAGATATTTTCCTCTACATAATCTTGTTGCCAGGTTTTTGGTTGCGCCTATTTTTCCTAGGTTTACAGCGCTTTGAAATGGTCTAATTCGATAATCCTGGGTAGCAAAATCTTGAAGCCTAGCCCATGTTTTATCGGAGCTATGGTCATCGATAACAACCCATTCCCAATTCGCATAAGTTTGTCCTTTTAGCGATTGGAATGTTTCTTGAAGGTAGTCACCGGTATTATAAGTTGGGGTATAAACTGAGACTAATGGGTGATCTTTTTGGAATTGGTGTTCGGTCCAGATATTAAATTCATAACAGCTCTCAATACTATTACAAATATCATCAATGGGTGCATCTGTAGGAACATTAATCCATCTTTTTCTAAGTTCGAATGGTGAAAGATTTAATACACCAGGAAAAAAGTCAGAAGTTACAATTACATCTGGACGAAATGTTGCAATTGTTTCTAATAAGTGTGATGTTCCGTCTAAATGTACAACTTCATAGGGTAAATTGAAAGACTGTCCAACGATTAATACTTTTATACCAGCAATAGTCATACACTTCAATATATCATACATTTTTGGCATTTTATATTTTTACCAGAAGAGTTTTAGATTTTGCCGATTAAAATAAAACAAACAAATTTTCTGGTAAAAGCATCTATCTCTTTTTTAGCATTTGTTTGTGGCTATTCTTTTTCCTAATTTTGCAGTATTTCCATCTCCACTGCCCATTAATTTAGGTACGGTTCCACGTGCTATTATAATTGTAGTGCCTCCTGATCATAGAATAGCTTTGAAACCAAGAAAAAACACAGCAATATTAAGAAGAAAAAATCATGAGCAGTTTTGTTCTGAACCAAAAATAGGATCTTTTAATGGATGATTTTTTCTTTCAAATATTACCAGGTGAACAATCTTGGTGGCAATTAGACTGTAATCCCCTCATTACTAGCGAAGGCCCAGCTGTTACTATTGTATCATGGTCATTAAATTCTACTGGTAATGTAATTGTAGATAAAACAACTGGCGGGGCACACTCATCTAGTATTAATAATAATGTTATATCTTTTTGGGCTTCTGCGGTAAATAGTGAAGTTGGAGATACAAGTTGGTTAGATGTAACGTTAATAACCAGTTCAGGTGAAATTATACCAACCAACTCAATTGCTTTCTATACGGTTAGCAAGAGAACAAGTGGTGGTCCTCAAGTTCCAGTTCCGGTTGTTGTTACTAATATATCATGCACGCCCCCTGTATTTCTTCGTTCTTTTGATGCATCTATTCATGGTCTTAGAACGGTTACTTGTTTGGGAGATGGGTATACAATAAGTTTAGAATGGTACAAAGAATATTTAAAGCCTAGTAATTGGGACTTGGTTTATAATTTGTATTGGTCTACTGATCAATACGATATTTTTTCTGAAGGTGTAAAGTTTGTAGTTAAGAATACCTTATCTGCAGAGGTGCACAATCTATTTAAGCCGGGTAGTGTTTATTATTTTGCAGTTAGGGGTTCTGGTCATGAGCCTGGTACATTATTATTTGATCAATTGCCTGGAAATGAATCTGGTTTTAGAATGTACTCAGAAGCAGCATTAAAAAATGATATTACAGCAGAACAGACATACATTCCATTAGATGATGCCTCTCTTTTTCCACCAAGCGGTATTGTTATAATTGGTGCTGAATTAATTGGTTATTCTGGTGTTGATTTGGTTGATGGTTATTTACTTAATGCGTCTCGTGGTCTTTATGGATATGAGGCTAGAATACACAACACAAATGGATATGATGGATACAGAACATATGATAATATATTTGTGAGTATATGGAAGGGCTGGGAGGCATCTAATACTGCAGTTGGAATGACAACCATTAAGTTTACAGAACAATATGCCAGAACCAATACAGATGGTTTTAGAGAACGTGTAGATATAATTTCGGGCGGTGGTAATTTGGCTGTTGTTGATGCTGCTAATGCTGGATTTCCTATTTATGATCAGACTGGGTGGGATAGAACGTTCTTGCCGGATTATCTATCAGGAAAATGTGTAGGTACTTATTTTGGTGGGGAGTGGGGTTGTTCTGATGGATATGAATGCGATAATAATATTCGTGGACTAAGTATTCAAGAACATATGAACATGCGCGAGGAATATTTACTTCAAAATACTGGTGAAAGAGTAATGTTGTTTAAGCGTACATGGAGCGGAAAGCAATCTAAACATTATGATTCTATGCGTGAAAACACCAGTTATCGTGGATTAGATACTTATGGAACATCTCAGGTTGTAGGATATGAGCCATTTTATAATCCTCGTGAAAGTGATGGTAAGATTTTAGTTCGTTTTGGGCCTACTAGAGAAGAGTTTAAGAGGGATGATGCTGGTATTGAAAACACATATATTCCTAATTGCTGGACATTAGTTATTCCATCAATAAAAGATGGTGATTTTATAATAAGGTTTAATCAGGATGGAACAGAAGAATGGCGTTATGAAATTTTGAATGTAGAAAGAAACAGATCATTCCTTCAAGAAACTGGGGCGCAGAAGTTTACGGCTATTCGTGTGCGTAAAACCGATCCAATTTGTCAAGTACCTGCATTTTTGGATACAAGCATGTTTCCATCAGAGATTCTTACATCAATTAGTGGTGTTCCTGGTCCTGGTGGCATACCTCTTCATGCTCATCGCGTGATCCGAAGTGAGAAGACAACATCACTAAACCAAATAAACCAATTGACAAGTATTACTCAAGGGCACAGTCATCCAATAGTTTCTGGAAAAATTGTTACTGAATTAAATCATACTCACATCATTATTCTTCCGTGAATAGCCAAAATAATCTAAACGCTCAATATTTCTGTATAAGAGCATGGTCATCACTAGATATATTGGCTCAGGCCGTCCTATACAATCTGGGCTTCTTGCAACAACAAAGCAAGATTTCATGGCTCATGTTACTGGTGGGGATTGGGTTCATCCGGCGTCTGATATAACTGTTGCCGGTTTTCCATCTATATCAAACGTTCAAGATGCCTTAGCTAGTTTACAAATCGTAGCCAATAATACTGTGTTAGGTCCATTATCATCGACAGACAATGCAATTCCAAGATTTGATGGGGATTCTGGCAAGTTAACAAAAAATTCCGGAATTACAATTAATGATTTCAATGATTTGATATTTCCAGACGATGGTCAGACTCATAATATAACTCAGAAACAAACAAATAATGTGGTTTCAGCAACAAAACCATCATTAATAATTTCTGGACAAGGTAATTTAGCAGGGCCAGCAGGAGATTTGTGTTTATCATCTGGTTATAATTCTTTAGATAATATTTTTGATGGTTCTGTAACGTTGCAAAGTTCTAAGTTTTTCTTTTTACAGAACATGCCAAACCCATCAATATACCAGGAGCCAGTTTTTATTGATACACCATCTCAATCATTATCAATTACGGCACAGCCAAATTTCAGCGGATCCCATGCAGGTGGTGATTTATTTCTATATTCTGGTTATGGGCAAGGTACTGGAAATATAAATATAGTTTCAGATTCTGGTCTTGGTCAAAATAATGATGGAAATATAAATCTTTTTAGTGGATCTGGAAATATTAATTTGTCGTCTACTACAAATTTTGGTTTATTTGGTAATATAAATTTGTTCACTGGATCTGGAAAAGTTGTTGTTGATTCTATTTTTGTTGAGTTTAGTGAAGATGTGATAAACCCAATAATATACCAAGCAGATATAAGTGGTGTAGCAAATGATTTGACAATTCAATCACAAAATAATTTAAGTGGAATAGCTGGAAATTTATTTTTAGTATCTGGTATAAGTCATAATTTTGCTGGTGATGGAGATATAATTTTAAATAGTAATACTGGAAATGTAAATGTTAAAGGTAATTCTATTATTATGCACAACCCTGTTTCTTTTATAGGACAGGTTAGTGGAAATTCTTATCAATTAGCTTATACCTCTCCAGTTGGTGGTGTGGTTAGTAATAGTCAGTTTATAAGTTATAATACTGTAACTGGAACAACAGATCTTTTAGATACATCTAATAATATTGTTAAGCAGACAATATTTTTACTACCTGGAGATATACTTATTTCAAGGGCTTATTTTCGTGCGCTTTTAAGTTCTGGATCTCAATTATTTTTAACTTGTGTAATTTATGAAAATGGAAACGTTAAAAAGACATACGATCAGGGCCTGAATGGTCTTTTATTATCTGGTGGTATAACTGGAAATATTGCAAACGAATTAGTTTTTCCGATGTATTATGTAGTTAGTAATGATTTTCCTGCTGGTTGTACTGTTGAGATTCATATGTATGTTGGAATTATTGGTGGTGTGACTGTTAGTAATTTATACATATCTAATAGTGATTGGCTTGATTTACAGGTTTGGAGACCGATAAGGTAAAAGGTGAAATATGGATTTTATAACTAATCTTCCTGAATATATACAATATGCAATTGCAATAGTTGGTTCTCTTGGTGGGTTTGCAACTATTTTATCTGGTTTGTTTAAGGTTTTTAATTATAAGAAAGGTGTGGCTATTTGTGCGGCTCTTGGTTTTGATTTTGCTAAAATAGCGGCTATTCTACAAGGGTTTGAACCACAAAACAAACCAAAGCTTGAAGGCGAAGTAAAAACTGAAGGTAAATAATAAATGACAAATTATCCTGCAAATATAGATGATGATCGTTCAATAAATAGAATTGACGACAATCTTTCAGAGCTTGGTACATCTGTAATTAATCAGCTTAGAGATGCTATTTTTGCTATTGAAAAAACGCTTGGTATTAATCCACAAGGGTCAAAATCTAATATAAATGATCGTATTTCTATTCTTATTGGCCCAGATGGTGAGCCTGTAGCTGCGGCATTGCAGAATCTTGGATTAGTAACACTTCCAATAACAGATAATCAAGTCGCTGATAATGCAGGAATTAAGGAATCAAAACTTACACTAGACCATAGCACTTCTGATCTGTCTACTCAAATAATTAATATTCAGGCACAGCTAAATAATGTTGAAAATCTTGCTGTTGATGATAGTTCAGATTTATTACTTCATATTTCTGGTGCACAATTATTAACTGATCATATTACACCAGCAAGGCATGTGGCTAGTCAAATAGATATTAATGCTGTTCCACACGATCTTCGTGATTCATATGTGTGGGTTGGTTTGAAAGATATTAATGGAAACCAGCGTAGTGCAACTCAGGTAGCAGAGGCGCTTCTTCAGATAAATAATGAATTGGTTGGTCATGAAAACACTACAACATTAGCTCATCCAGCTACGGCAATTACGGTAGATACAACTGGCTTTGTGCAACTTCCAGCCGATATCCAAAATGTACAGCAGGTTATTGATTTTTTTGATAATCAAGATGCGCTTTCTAATGGTGTAGATAGAGCAACATTAAATTCTAATGGTATTCCAAGAACAGCTCGTATTCAAGATTTAAATAATGATGGATATACTGTAAATATTGTTCCTGTTACAAAAATACAGGCCTATTTATCAGAGCCAAATCAGTTAGGACCAAATGATAACATTAATAACGGTGATGATGTTATAAAATTCTTTCCTATTAACAACACTGGTTTTTCATTTGATTCTCAGTTTACCAATGTTAAGGTTGGTGATATTGTTCGTGTTAATTATGGAAATGGTATTGAGGCTATATTTCCAATAATTTCTATTAGGTTTGTACCAGGATCTGAATGGACAATTAGAATCAGTTCAAATAATCTATTCAATGCTGATGGTATGGATGGGTATGATGGATATGCTAGAATTGATCAATCTAATTTTGATAGAAGCACATGGGGGGTGTGTGCTGCCGCAGGAGCTGTTCCAAGTATTTCCCAAAACTCTCCTGTTTTTGATACTATAATTGTTGGAAATCCTAAGGGAGCAGTGGCTGTTGGTATTGGTTTTGATCCCAACCAAATAGATGCTAATCACTATCTATTATATCTTAGGTTGTATCAAAATGGTAATGTTAGCTCTTTTGTTGATTTGCACGCTATTGATGTGAGTGGTAATTTAGGAGCAACACCAGGGCGCTACAGTATTGATTATATTGTAGAACAAACCAATAAACAATTTAGAAAAGCCGGTTATAATTATAGATTTATTGCGTTTAATCAAAAAGGTGAGTTTGGTATTATGTTAGCTGATTCATATAATGGAGCATCATTTTCCATTATTGCTGGTCAGGTTAGCGGAATATCTTTAATAGCAGGACCATATGTAAACAATGTAATTGGTGATGCTACTGATTTATTTGATGCTTTAGGTCTTGGTGGAGGGCGTGCTGGATTTGCTACTGCCATTGCTCCAAATGGTTATTCTGCCCCTATTGCTGCGGCTAATTTTTCAACACTAATAATTCCTCCAGTTAGTGATCGTAATTATTTAGTTAACGGTACCAAAAGGGATTTTTTAAATAAGTCAAGATTTACAGAAGGTGATGGTTATTGGATTGCTACAATAACAAACATTACACCTAGTATCAGTGACGGAACTTCGTTTGTTACCTATTCTATTCCATTAGATCTTAATACCGAAGGTCTAGATCCTGGAAAAACCATTGTTGTTCAGCCAATAGATAATAATAATTCAGATATTAGTGGATATGGAAGATTTATTATTTCAGATCTTTCGTTTTCTTGTGTAGGAAATGATAACACTAATATCACTGTTCTAAATGCTATACATGGAACAGGAAATTCCAACCAAGCTCCATTACCACTATCTACTCAAGTTAAAATATATTTCTCTAAAGATTCTGTATCTTTTAATTTAAAAAATATGGTTTCTTCAGACGATCCTTCACAATATCAAAATTATCATGAGGTATTTTTAGATAATCTTGGTAGAACTATTTCTGTTGAACGAGCCAGGATGTCTAAGGCAACATTTGGGGCTGTTAGAGATTTGGCAGTATCAGGATGGAATATTAGAAATGTTTCTCAAAAATTAAAAGGTTATAGAAGCAGCGATTTACGATTTTATATTTATTTAAATATTGTTAATTATAACTCTGTAACTGGTGAGTTTGATGGATATATAGGTGATTTGAGCGGATTAAATGTTGGTCCAGTTGTTCGTGGTAAAAAGAATCATCCAATTAGGTTTTTTGATAGTTCTTTTGTTAATTTTATTGATATTGAGTTCCGCGAAGATCTTTCTAATCCAGGAACACCAATGTCTTCAACTGGTTTTGCGCCAATTGAATTATTTAATACATTTATCGGAGATGATGAGTTTTTTATAATAGCAGGTGTAAGTCACGATGGCGTAAACTTTAGGGCTATAACAGATCTAAGGGAATTTGGAACATTATCAGAAGAAAACTTTACTGATTCTGCAATAAACTTTATTCAATCTGGTGAGCGTTATCTACATACAAATGGTGTGGTAAGAGGCTTTGATTACGAACACGCTGATGGTACAAATACAATATTAAAATTTACTGGCGGTATGGCTCTAGTAAATGGTGGTTTTGTTGCCGTTGATTCCATTGGTGTTAAGATTCCACAAATAAAATCATTGTCTAGCTCAGTTGTTGAGTTCTTTATTTGCGTAACCGAAAATGGGCAACTAAAAGCTGTTGTTAAGGATATAGGATTTCAATTCTTTGAAAGTATATCTGGTTATTTTGTAGAATCATTGTCATTTAAAGAAATTGTGGATAAAAGAAAAGATCTTACAATTATTTCTAGAGTTAAAGTTCAAATTGCTTCTGGACAAACACCTTATCAATTATTAGAAGTAACCGATGCTCGTAAACATATAATTAATCAAGACTTAGGCTCTTTTACTTGGGCTTATGGTATGGATGGTTATAATGTAAGTTTTATTACTACAGATGCTTTGATGAACTGGGTTAATGAATATGGTGTTAATGAAGTAAATGTAAAATATGTAAAGATAAATAGTGAATTGCAATTAGGGTTTAATAATTTTGTAACACTAAAAGGTGGAATATACGAAATAAATAGCGTAAAGGGATTATCATTAAAGAGCGGAAATTGGAAGATTGCTGGTGGAAAGGTTTACTATTATCCATATAAAGATACTAATTTTTATGGTGGATCTGTTTTTACCCCGGATGCTAGTGATATTTTTAATACTAATGGAAGTGCGGTTAATGGAATTATAAATTGGGGTGGTATAGTAATTGATTCTCCAACTGTAAATATAGATAATTTTGGTATTGAGGATACTTATTTTTATTCTGATGCAGCACAAAGACCCCCATTCTTTGCCGTGTATGCTTTGTCAGGAAACTTTAGTAATGGTAATTTTATTAATAACAAATTTTCAGATACAAATGCCGGAAACGCGTTAGCTTACGCATTTGTTAATACAAACACCATACCATTATCATCTTTGGTTTGTTCAGATATTTTGGTATCTAGAACAAAAATAAATGCACAACAAGGTATTATTGTAACTGGTAGGGCCAATCCAGATGTGCTTGGAACTTATTTATCAGCTAGTGCTGTTGCTGTTGACAATTTTATAATTGATGAAAATAGATTTGGGCTTATAGGCACTATCGTAGCCGGCAATTTAACAGCTGGTATTACAATAAGTGAAAATACAACACAATTAATTATTACTGGCGTAACAGCAACTATGCATCCGCTATCTAAAACATATAGCTACAAGATGCTTAATGTTCATAAATATCCGGTTGATAGCACAATTATTGACAATAGTGCATATTATATTAAGGCAGAATCAACACCAGGGTCTCTAAGCTTCAAAACTATTGTTTCTGATAATAAAATTAGAAACCAATCAGTTTTTAATAATATTGTAAACCTTATTATTCCAGATTTATATACATCAGGATTAACTATAGTGAGTAATTCTATTGATACTGATACTTCTGTTGTATGTACGGGCAATACAATTGATGGGCTTAATGTAGGATATATAAAGGGTATTCATATTGATGGTGCTGGTACTATAACCGGAAATATTGTAAATAATATAGCGACGAATGGTTGGGGTATATGGAATAGTAGTCAACTCAAATCAACTATTACTGGAAATACAATTAATAAAGCAGATGCAACAATTATTAATGGGTTTATTCATGCCGGAGCAGCTTCATCAATACACGGAAATACACTAAGTCATTTTAATTTAGGAACTTGGTGGACTGGTGCTGGTGACGGTTATGATAGTTTTGGAATTAGCACATCATCGAATATGAACGGAATCGATGGGTGCGCGTTTGCTTCTCATAACGTAAATCAAGTTGTTAAGCTTATGCCCAGCTTGAGTTCCGCAATCCCTCTTTTACATATGAGTGCATCACCAAATACCAATTCTATTGTTAATCCTTATGAAAACAATGAGCGATTATTGTTTTGTCAGGAATATGCACTATTATCAAATCCTGGTTTATATAGTCCGAATAGAGGGTTAGCTAAGGTATATTTTGATCGTAATGAAAGGGTGGTTTGGGAATGGTGGGATACTGTAGATAATGATGGAACTGTTGGATTAGTGATCCCTTTATCTTCTATTTTACCAGATCAAGCTTTCTTATTATCACTCCAAATAACAGTATCTTTAAATACAACATGGTCTATTTTTAATAATAATAATAGCAACCCATCAACAACGTTTCCGCAACTTTCCCTTGAATTAGATGGGCAGGTTGTTGCCAGTGTCGATGCAACTCCTGGTGGAAATTTTACTCTTAAATATTATTCTAATGTTCTGCAAACTAATGTAAGACCCACCAATCCAGGACCAGTAAAAAACATGGTTCTAAAAATGAGACAAGGAGAACCGGGTGGAGATCCTAGTGTTGCTGTATATGGTAATTGGCCACAACCATTAGCAATAGGCGTTCCAAAAATGGTAATTAATGATACAGGGCAACCACCATTTTCGGTTGTATATATGTACTAATTATTCGCACACAAAATAAATACTTTTCTGGTAAAAATATAAATAAAACAATAATGTATCAAACTAATTAAGATGGATTGCAACACCACCAATTTACTGATGGAATTGATACACACCCAGTAAGGCCTATTGGATGTACTAATGATGGTGATGATGGGCATGAATATGAAACAGCATTGGTGGCAATTTGTTTTGTAGGATTAGATGTGTTCCATGAATTAATCCACTCCTGTCCTAATTGGGTTTGACAACTATTAGATCCATATGACAAACAGCGCGTTCCACAAATATTAGCTGTTGGTATTGGTACGACTGGAAATTGTGTTGATGTGCTCCAACTTGATTGACCACAACCAGTATTTGAAGAACTGGGTGGATCAGTTGAGCAATTACCACAATCTATACTTCCACCACAACCATCAGAAGCAGATCCACAAGCACTAGCATTAGAAAAACCCGTGACTTGTGCCGCAGCCGCAATCTGATCACAAGTCTTCGCTACGCATGTGCTGATTGTTGAATTGCCCCCTGTAGATGATGTTGAATTCCCTGTACCGGCCGAACTTCCAGTAGAATTATTTCCTCCTGTACCATTTGTGACAGTAGTACTTGAACCTCCACCAGTTGAACTTGCTCCGGCCCCTGCATCATTTCCAAAGCATTCTGGGCTTGTGCATTCCACTGTGGTCGTTGAAGTGCTACCGCAACCTATTGATATTACGCAAAATATTGATGATATGTGCTTGTTCATTTGATTATTTCTCCAATTTCTTAATCAGAATAACACAAAGCATTAAATTAGTCAATCTTTATTTTATGTGTGATATTGTACCACACCATTATTATTCTGTATATTTAATAATATAGGCATTAGCTGATATATGTATGAGAGTGAATGAATAATAAAACGCATACTATTAGATTATTTCCAGATGCTTCACAAGAAAAGCAGCTGTATAACTTTATGTGTTTGCGTAATATAATCTGGAACAAATTAGTATCTATTAGAGAGCAAACGTACCAATCAACCAAAAAGGGTATGAGTGATTTTGATTTGATTAAATTATTACCAAAAATAAAGAAAGAATATCCAGAATTAAAAAATTATAATTCAAGGGCAGCACAAGCTGTTGCTAAACAAATTGGAAGTTCATATCGCTCTTTCTTTAGACATCTAAAAAATGGTGACAGGAAAGCAAGACCCCCAGGTATAGTAGATGAAAACAAAATTGTTAGTATTGTTTTTAATCAGTCAGGTTGGAAATTTAAAAAAGAAAAGATTAAATTTTCAAAAATAGATAATCCAATTTTATTCAAATCAAAAGATGATATAACAAAACTAAAAATAAAAGAAGTAAGAATAAAATTAATCAACAACAAATGGTTATGTGATCTTATTATAGAATACAAAGATGAATACCAAGAAAATAAGTCTAATAAAGTTTTAGCTGTTGATCTTGGTCTGAAATCATTGGCTACTGGTATCGATAACGATGGAAAGGTTATTATACTTAATAACAAAGCCAAGAAAATTGCTAAGTATTTCGGCAAGCAAATAGCTAAAGTTTCTAAACAATTATCAATAAAAACAAAAGATAGCAATCAGCATAAACACTTATCCAAGGTGCGAACCAAGCTATATAATAAGAAAAACGCACAAGTAAAACAAACTCTACATATTCAGAGTAAGAAATTATCGAATATGAACTATCAAACGATAGTATTAGGTGATCTCTCAGTTAAAGAACTAATGTCAAAAGAAAAGTCATATAAAGGTGTTCGTAAATCATTTTCACAATCTTCCATTGATACATTTAGGCAATTTCTAACCTACAAGTGTCAAGGTAAAACTAATGTTGTTGAAATAGATGAACGACACACTACTCAACTTAATTGTCTTACAGGAAAGAAGTTTAGTAAGAAGGTTGAGTTGAAGGATAGGATAGTACAATTAGCTGAAGGAATAATCATCGATCGTGATCTAAATTCTGCCATTAATATATTGAGACGATGGGAGAGTTATCATCTTGCGGCACTGATACCGCCACTGGAATTATCTGGTGTATTGAAAGAGAATAATCTTTTTCAAGAATCTACAATGCTTTAGCTTGTGGAATATCAGGGCGTTGTTAGTCATATCTTAGCATTTATGTGTGACTACACCAGGTACCGGTTCATTATTTCGCTCTGATCTTTATGCCATTCATCATGTGGCACAGAATAGTTTATTATCTTATCCTAAAGAGCTTATTATTGGGATGTTGCGTGAGGAGTTTGCTAAAGATTCTTTCTATCATTTTACTTGTGATTCTTGGGGTTACCCTAAAATACCCGATCACACAAACCTCCCATTAGGTGCCGGGTTTGAAGACGATCTAACAACTCGCATTTTTATTGGCGAAGCATTTAGATTTGATGCGATTTTCTATCCTGCGCTTTTGGTGAGGATGGTCTCTGCTAGATCTGTACCAATTTCCTTCAATAGAAATAAAGAAGTTATCCAATGGGAAAAGCAATTAGTTATTGATGGGTACGGAAATACCAAGGAATATTTCACGCCTAGACATATAGATTTATCTGGTGCTTGGGAGGGGACAGTTACGATTGAGGTCCAGAGCAGGGATATTCTGGATAGGGATAATCTTGTAAGTATCATAATGTTGCTTTTTGTAGATATTAGATTTGAGAGCTTAAGAAAAGCCGGCGTTTTAGTAAAGTCAGGACAACCTACTGTTGGCGGGGTTACTGAGGGCGAAGATAGGCAAAAAAATAAACTATATAAAGCTACGGTTAGTGTGGATATTAGAACCGAGTGGAGACGCCTGATTCCCATTAAAAATATAGTTGAATATATTAATTTATGTATAGATTTTAAGGTAATAGGATCTGATACAATTACCGACCCAAATTTTGCAATTAGTGACTCTATATGCCTTTCAGATAGGATAGAGGCCTTATTATAACGCATATCGTGGCATTAGTTTAAGCAGCGTATTTTGATAGTAATATTTCACCATCTTATAGAGTGTTCAATAGTTTCAAGAGGATTTTTATATGCCTAACATACCAAATGCTACCACAGTTGTACCCGGTATTTACGATGAGGTAAGAACAATTCAAACTGGCGTAAGCATTCCTATCGGGGTTCGCTTAGGCGTTATTATTGCTGAGGGTTTGACCGAAGAAATTCTTGTTGGTTCGGCAAATGGTAAGGGTAATGATGGTTTCGATCCAACATATTCCACAACCAGAGGATCTGATAGTCGTCATTTTCTTTTGGGGAAGGGTCAGGTTGTTGTTGCTCCGGTTGTTCCTAATAGATCGATGCTTTTCAAAAATGGTATCACACTAAATGTATTAGAACACCCAATTGATAATAATACTTTTGATAATAGATTTGATGCAAGACTTGATCCGGTAACTGGTGAAATTGAATTACAAACCTCTTCTTTAGTGGATCAGGGTGGAAGTTTTTATTTGGCCTCCGGAAGCAATGTTGGAACCGGAACAATTGGCAACTTAACACTTGTTGATCCTAATGCACCACCGGAAACATGGACTATTCGTTGTTCAAGTGTTCGTAGAGATACTAATGGAAACCCGATCGATGGCTATGCTAAATTTATTGCTCGTGGTTCGGTTAGTGGAACTCTTCTTGATGGGTATGGAAATCAGATTAGCTGGCAATCAAATGATGTTGTTGTTAGCAATGGTATTTTGAGCTTTTCTATTACTGAAGGACTAACTCCATTTACTGAGGGTGATAATTTTGCTATTGAGGTTGCTGGTGGTGCTTTGGTTGCTGGTGATTCTCTTTCTGCCAGTTATATCTCACAAATTTCTCTAAATCAGCCAACGTTTTTTACAGACTTAAATGCGCTTGTGGCTCAATATGGACAGCCTTCTGCAACAAATAGGCTTTCTTTGGGAGCTCAATTAGCATGGGATAATGGTACTCCAGGCATATGGTCAATCCAAGCAATGCCATCTGTTCCAAGACGAGTATCATATCCTTTGGTTGAGTCTGCAGATGGTAATAATGATCTTGATAGTTTGACATTTGATCTTCCTCTAAACGTTACCCCAGATGTAAACTCAAATATAAATTTCTTTATTACAGACCCGATAACCAAGAAGGAAACACAGGTAATTCCTAATAAGGTTGCTTTTTATAATTCTGGTTATACAGCAAGTCCTTCATCTTTCATTTTTGGTGGAGATCAGTTTTCTTATACTGTTGTTGAAGAAGCATCGGTACAGAAAGAGGGATTAGATGGTGCTTTGATGGTTACTAGCTCAACAACGGCTACCCTATCAAGCGTTACAGTAAAGTTTGGTATTGAAGATCTTTCGGCAACCCGTTCTGTTCAAATTATAGATTCTGCTAATGGAAATAGTGAAATAGCAACAATTACCGGTATTTCTGGTGGTAAATTGCAGCTAAACGGTACATTTGGAACCAGCGAAAGCTCACTTCATTTCTTGGTATTAGATTCTGTTGCTACGAGTGCTAGAATTTTGTTTACTCCTGATTTGGCACTTAGTCTTGGACAATCTTTGCGTTGTACGGTTGTTGATACTAAGGATGCAGATTTTTATGATGCTGGATGGGTTGAGGCTTATGCAGCGGCTGAAAAACTTGATATTGATATGGTATGCCCACTTCCAAGCCAAACGATTAGCACCATATTCCAAAACGGAAAAGTACACGTCGAAAAGCAAAGCAATATCCGCAATAGACACGAAAGAATATTGCTTATCGGCGCAATTCAAGGACTTACTCCAGATAATGTAATAGGAAATACGTTAGCGGCTGTTGAAGACATTGGAGTTCTAGAAGGAATTCAGGGAGATACCGTTTCTGAAATTCTTGATGGAAATATTGAGGACTTGGCTAATTATAGTGTATCTGCGGCATTTGGTGACTCATTCCGTGTTGTATATTTTTATCCTGACCAGATTGTTGTTCAGGCAGGAGCAAGTAATATTTTTGTGGATGGATTTTTCGTGGGAGCGGCCGCATTAGGATATTTGTCTAGCAATACACAGATTCAAGAGCCGCTTACGAATAAGATATTAGTTGGATTTAATATCCTTAATACCAAGCTATATTCACCGCTTGTTACGGAAAATATTGTGAACCAAGGAATAACTCTACTAACTCCGGTTCAGGGTGGCGGAAATATTATTTGGGGAAAGACAACGGTTAGTGATGGTGAGCCCACAGAACAGGAAATAAGTATTGTATTCATTCGTGATGCTGTTGCTTTCGGAATGAGGACTGTCCTTAAGCCTTACGTGGGCAGAACAGAAACCCCAACATTCAAGGCCACTTTATTCCAGGTTGCACAAAACGCAGCTAAGGCATTTATTCAACAGAAATTGATTACTACATTCGGTGGTTTGACTGTGAATCGTGATGCTGTCGAACCAAGACAATGGAATGTAACACTTTCTGTACAGCCAACCTACCCGTTCAACTGGGGCTATGTAATTATTAATATTGGTGTGTTGCCAGGCTGATATATCTAATTAAGTATGAAGGTTTTACAAGAAGAATTAGACGCCGTTAGTAAACTATTCGATGGAAAGCGAACGGCACAAAATATATCAGATCATCTAGGAATTAAATTACAAAGGGTTTATTATGTATATAAAATTCTTGGAATAGACGCATCAATTTTTCGAGGAGCCAGGATAAAAGAAATACCTACTCATAAAATTTGTAAAAAGTGTGACCAAGATAAGCTAATTGATTGTTTTAGAGGGCGTGAGAATAAAAATAAAGGTGTGAATAATATAATTTATTATGAGAGTTACTGTAAAGATTGTGAAAAGATAGCCAGCCTAAAACGTTTTAAAAAAAGTGCAAGTTGGGAAAGTAGGAAAAATAATCATTTATCTAAAATACGTTCTAATGTATCCAGGAGTGTACGATCGGCTTTACATAATCTTGATAAATCTAAAAATGGATCTTCTGTTTTAAAATATCTTAAATATACGGTTGAAGAATTAAAAGAATATCTTGAATCTAAATTTGAGCCATGGATGAATTGGAATAATTATGGTAAATATACTAATAAAACATGGAATGACAGTGATTCGTCTACTTGGACATGGCAGATAGATCATATTATTCCACAATCTGATTTGCCATATGAATCAATGGAACACCCAAATTTTCAAAAGTGTTGGGCTTTAGAAAATTTGAGGCCGTTATCTTCTAAAGAAAATTTGATTGATGGTGTTAAAAGAACCAGGCATAAAACAACATTATCTATAGCAGCATAACTTTTTAATAGGTGAATTATGGTCTATCCTCATAGTGGGTCAATTTTGGAGAACGCAGGCAGAAATGTAACTCGCACAGGTGTTTCTACCCAAATAATTATACAGTGTGACGGCAACCCCATAGGAGCCATCCAAAGCTTATCAATCAAGGAAGATCGTAGTATTAAGCCGATTGATGAGGTTGGTACTGATGGTCACATTGATTCAGTCCCAAATAAATCTACCGATATTCAAGGTGATTGTACCCGTGTTGCTTTTGATAATCTAAGAATGGCGCCTGCGTTTTCTCGTGGATTTATTCATGTAGCAGCTCAGCGTATTCCTTTTGATATTGTTGTTCTAGATATTATTGCTGCTGACGAAACTGATGCCGACGGGTTCACAAATTCTGAAAATGTTATTACAACAGTTATTAAGAATGTTTGGATTAAGAGTTTAGGAACCACTTATACAGCTCAAGATTTCGTAATTACGCAACAAATGAGTTGGGTAGCTGAGACAATTTATTCATATGTTGGTCAGGGTCAAAGTGCTGTACCTGCTCCATCTGCTCGCCAAATTCCGATTATTGACAGGGATTCATTTGAGCAACAGGCTGATATTGGGCTACGTCGTGGTGGCTTGGATGCAGCTGGTTTGATTAATCTTGTTGGGTAATGGAACACAGGGGTTGGGTAATGGAACACAGGGAAAGTGAAATAATAGATATAGGAAATGATGTATCCATTCGTTTCTTATACAATGATGATTATTTATGGGGAATAGATTACTGGCACAATTGTATTAATGGATTAAGGGTACCAGATTATATTCCAATCAAAGGACAGGATCGTCAATGGGAAGATCATTGGGATTTGGTTAGTATAGATCCGTTTACCATAGCGCCTTCTTTATTGTGTAGGAGGTGTGGGCATCATGGATTTATAGAAAATGGAAGATGGCGAATTTGTTGATTATGATACATTTTGGTCATTTGTTTATTTTTAGCTGTTTCAATGTTTTTACCAGGAAAGTTTGTTTATTTTAGGGCCGGGCAAAATATAAATAAATTCTCTGGTAAAAATAATAATAAACAATCAATGTATAGTTAACAAGTAAATATAAGTGTTGATATATAGACTTATAGAGGTTTTATATGAAGATACGCAGTTCAATTGGTGAAAGTGGTAGTAGTGGAATTCCGGCACCTAATCAGAGACGTTTTATTGTACCTAATGCAGATTCAGAGCAAGGGGTTCAGATGATAGATCCTTCTGTAGTTGCTGGAATGCGTAGGCAGGCACAAGAACAGCAAGAGCAGGTTGATAGAAGGTCACTAGATGCTGCGATGGGTAGGATTGAGATATTAACTGGACTTGGTAGAAAAACCAAGGATGTTACGATTGATGATGGTACTGTTTTTACACTAAGGTCTCTTAAAAAGTTTGAAAAAAATTGTGTGGCGCAGGTTATAGAAAAAGCAGAAATAATTACAATGCCAAGTGGAGAAATGAATTTTTCACAAACAAGTCTACACAAGATACAGACCGAGGCATTATCGCATTCTATATTTATGGTTGATGGTCAGTCTATAGATATTGTATTAGGCACTGCAAACTTAGGTTATGAAGATAAGGTTGTTGCCAGAAAAGAATTAGTAGAAGAAATGGATGGTTCGCTTATTGATTATTTATGGTTACAATACAGTATATTAAATAAAGAAACAACTGACGGTTATTTTCCAAAGACTGCCGAGGAGGCAAAGGAGGTGGTAGAGGCCATCTCGAAAAGTGGTGAGGACGCCTGAGAGTCAGTTCATAACATATTTAATGGAGACGTTTCATAAGTTGCCTAACGAGCCTTTTTATGAGGATATTGACGCATACTTAAAGGTATGGTTGTATGAAAGTTGGCGTTATAAACTGGAATTAGAATCTGAAAAAGAGAGAAATCAAGCTATTTTTCTTGGATCATTTTCTAATTATGAAATGGCTGTAAAAATGGTTAAGGCAGAAAATCCAGACATGAAAACTACCGATTTTGAAGCAACTACCCAAATGGTTCGTGAGCAAATTATTGAGTCGGAAAAAGCTTCAAAGAACAAGCGGAAAAAGCGTAAGGTGGTTGGTTAATGGCTGAAAATGATACTATATCTTCTGATCTATTGAAAAAACTTTTAGATCCTAATAGTTTTAGTGGTGAAGCTATAGAAAAAATGAAGACTTTGATAGGTGAGGCTGGTGATAAATTAATAAAGTTTGCAGAGATTCATAATATTGTTGGTGAGGCAACAACAGATAAAATACACAAACTTGCTGAAGAATACTCAAAATTATCATTAATTTATGGTAGTTTTGGACAAGATGTTGAAAAGATAGGGTCTTCAATTAAAAATATGTTTAATGAGGCTATTGGAAAGGTCTCTGAATTTGCCAAACAAAATGATATTGGATGGCGCGAAGCTTTTTTAATTGCAGAACCATTTTTTAAGATAATACCAGATGGAATTACTGGTATGGGTAAGTTGGGAGATGCTGGTTATGAGGCTGGCTCGAAAATTACTACGGCTTTTAGTGGGGTTAAACCAATATTAGAACATTTGGCAAGCGTTGATCCTACTGGGCTTTCCAAACACTTACTTATGTGGGGAAATCAGGCAGTTGAAGGCGGATCAAAAGCTATTGGTTTGGAAAGAGAAATTATATCTCTTGCCGCAGCCCAAGGTAGATTAAGTGATGTAATGAGGGATGGTGGTGGTAAATTTAAGGATATGAGCCAATCATATTTGGACATGACAAATTTGGCTTTTGAAACGGCCAGAGCAACAGGTCAAACAGTTGGCTCTGTAATGGATTTAGCAAAGGCATTAGGGCCAGTTCCAGGATCTCTTGATCAGGTTATTATTGCTGGTGGAAAGATGAGTGAGTTAGCAGCAGTATCAAAATTAGCTACTGGTTTTATGAGAGAACAGAGTGATGTAGCTAAAGATCTTGGTAATATGTACACCTATTTAGGAACTAGGGGTCAAGATGCTTTGGAATCATTGGCTAATTTGTATGATAAAGCAGGTGATTCAAAACTTAGATTTGAGACATTTGCTTCAACAGTTATGAATCTTGCCGGCAGTTATAAGATGCTTGGTGATAATACAGTTGCAACCACAAATTTTGTTAAGGCTTTTGATGAGGCTTTTAAGGGTAGTAGTATTAGCCCTGAGGCAATGAAGGAAGTAATAACCGGAATTGGTACTGGTATTGAGAGAATGGATAGGGGTAAGCAAGCATTTGTTTCAGGAGCTACTGGTGGTCCTGGAGGTTTGGCTGGTTCTTATCAAATGGAATATGCCATGCAGACTGGGCATATGGACGAGGTGCTCAAGAAGACAATGACTGCTATGCAGGGTCAATTTGGTGGTCAAGTTCTTACATTAAAAGATGCTGCCGAAAACCCTGCTGTTGCTGGAGAGTTTTATAAGCAGGTTCAATATTTAACTCAGGTGGCTGGTGTAGCAAAAGATGATCGTGATGCATATAATATTTTGAAGGCGATGAAATCTGGTGTTATGGATATGTTAAAACCAGGTGGCGGTGCTGATGATAAAAATAAGGTATTAGAAACAAATATTAAGAGAGGTGCTGATGAGCAAGAGCAAACAAAAAACGAGTTAATGAAAATGTATCAGAGTTTTGAGCTTTCACGTACGACACAAGATGCATATTATAAAGAAATTTTACAAAGCAAGTTATTTAAAGGTGAACGGATTGGTGATGCATCTGGAAGAACAGGGGTGCATGTTTTGTCGAGGGGTGGTGAATCAAGAGGTCCTGGCGGCGAAGAGATGTATGTTAAAGATAATATTAATGAAACGGCAAAGAAAGCTCTTGAACCAATTGAGGGCTTTGTTAAACCATTAGCTGATAAGATTACAAAATTATTTGATAAAACAGATAAAACAGATCAGCGCAGCGCTAGTGAAAAACTAATGGGAATAATGGGAGGGGTAACGGCAGTTAAGCATGATGATCTTACAAGTGTTGGTAAGAATTATGTACCGACTCCAGGAATTGGCGCTGGTATTTCTGATTTGCATAGGCCAATGTTACCACCACCAGCACATACAGATTTTACATTACCAGGACAAGGCAGAGATATAAGAGGCACAACACACGGTAATGAACCACTTAAATTTGCACCATTTGAATTCATGCCAATCACACTTACTATTCCTGAGCTTGATAAGAAAATAGATTTAATTGTAAAGAAGAATATTCAAGAAAATCAAGCTGGTACTTTAGGCCAAAGCCTTATGGGGAGATAATAAATGGTTAGCTTATTACAAAGTGCAGTGAATAATCTTGATGGAAGTCCTCAAAACACTAGCGGATTTAATGGATTATCTATAATACCATCTCCTAGCGGTTCACAAATTGCACAAGCCAAAATTCCTAATTCAAGACTTGCAACAGCTCAAAGAAATATGGTTCGTTGGTTTTTGCCTGAGTTGGGTGTTGTGGAAATGTATATAAACCCACAGAGTATAAAATATAATTATAAAAAACATATACCCTCGGCCGTTAGAACTCGTGGTGGTTATATAGTTCAATATTGGGGAGAAGAGCTTGGTACAATTGCTATTAATGGAACAACTGGTTCTTCTGGTGTTGAAGGAATAAATGTTTTGTATGATATTTATAGAAATGAGCAGGTAGCTTTTGATGCTCTTGCTTTGGCTGCCGAGGCTGCTCATAACCAAGCTTCGATGAGTAATGGTATTTTTGGAACAATAGGTGCTGGTTTAAAAAATATTGGATCTTTAGTTGGTGCAGGGGTCAATTCATTACTCAACCAAGCAAATAATGTTATTAAAACCGGAAATGTGGATCCGTTGCAACCAAGACCAACACTAGCATCAATAGCTTTTCAGACTGAGATGTATTGGTCTGGTTGGGTATTTCGTGGTTATTTTAATTCTATGAGTGTTAGTGAGTCGGCTACAAACTTAGGATTATTTGATTATGATTTACAATTTACAGTAACACAGAAACGCGGACTTAGGTTGAACTTTATGCCCTGGCACCGAAGCGCAGTTAATGGACCCTCAAACTCAGATCCTCTTTTTGGAACCCCTTATTCTTTATCTGCTTTAAATAGCCCAACCCCACAAAGAAGGCTTAATGAAACAAATGCTCAATTAGTACCAAAAACAATTGATCAGGCTTTGAAAAGTTCCCGGCCGCTCTGATATATACAAAAATGGTAACAAATGTCTTTTTTAGGTTCACTTGGCGGCATAATAAACAATCAATTTGCGATTGGAGAAAACACATCTCATTCATTAGATAGTGTTTCTGGCGATGGTGCGTACAAGGGCCTGGGTGCTTTTGCTAATCAAATAGATCAAACAGCAGAAAGAACATATATTGAAGATGGTTTTATTAGAGATATAAGACCAAGAAAAAGATCTGTGTTATTTCAACAACCTGATTTTTATGTTGTTATTAAAAAGAGAATGTTTTCTACTCTTATTGATAATTCAAGATTAGATTTTCTTGAAGAAAAAGAAAGAGTTTTAATTACTGCATCAAAAAGATTATTCCAAAATAAATGTCGTTTATTATCAGCATATGAAAAATTAACAAAAATAGAACAATTAACTGTTGATACTGGAACATTTAATACATTTTTGGCACCATCATTATTAAATTTAGTTGATCAAAACAGTGATCTTTTGGGTTTGATTGGGATTACTCCACAAACACAAGCCGCTATAGAAAAACTTAGAAAGGTTATGTCATATTCACAACCTGGACAATATAGCAATTGGACAACAAATGATTATGATGCTGTGTTTGGAAAAGATATTGGAGAGGGTACTGGAACATTCGAATTAACAAATATTTCTTCAGTAAAAACAGATGTATCAACGGAATGGGGTGAAGGCGGAGCAACTCTAACAATAGAAGATCCATACAACCTACTTACGGTAACAGAAGCTGATATTGATCAGGCATTAACTGATGTTACCAATCCAATGAGAACTGGTAATTATTTTATCTTCATTCAAAACGAACTTCTTAAACAAATAGATGCTTTAAAGGGTCAGCTTGCAGTAGCCAGACAAGCCAGAGGTGCTAGCCAAATAAGCTTCAAAACAAGCCCAGGAACCTTATTATCTCAGAGGGTTCGTGCAATTTTAGATGATGAAGGCGTAGAGATCATATTTACATATAGCACTGGAATTAATAGTTTCTTATCAAGTATAGGTAATGCCAAAAGTGTTACATCATCTATTGCCAATGTGTTTTCTACTGGTACTGTCGAGATTGATCCTAAGTTTTTATCCGGAAATCCTAGTGGTAATATTGGTCAAAATAATCAATTAACACCATCAGAGCATAGCACTTTTTCCCAGATTATTTCAGATATATTCACGATGCTTGCTCAAAATGAAACATCGCAACGTGAATTAAAATCAAGAACATTAAAGAATAATTATGCTCGTAACAGAATGCGTTTATTCTTTAATGGTAAATATATTATTCAACCAATGGATACAATTTCTATTTGGATGACAACAAGAACAGGCGAAGACTCCAATATGCCTGGTGGATTCAAAAAGCAACAAAATGAATTAGGATTAGGTGTTGCTCAAAAGTTTGATACAATAATTAAAAATATAAATACATCTCTACAAAATCTTACAAGCGATGAAAACACCATTTCATTTGATGATCTTGAACGTCTAAGTATTGTTGGTCCAGATATGCCAAGATGGTTGTGGAGATTGTTTAGACAAGATATTACTAACCAACCTACTGGACCTTGTATTTTCTCTGGTCTTGTAGGTAAGGGAAATCAAGGAGTAAGTGGTAGTTGGAGCGATGGAAAATGGACTATTAATGTTAGTTGCGAAGATCATACTGGATACTTTGATAAGAGCGTAGTTAATTTCAAACCATCTGCTGATATTTTTAATGCCTCAATCTACGATCCTTTAACTCCGTTTGATGTTAGTTTTGATGCAGCAACCGGAGCCTCTATGACAGAAATAGGGACCGGTGATTTTCCTCCGCTATTAAAAGAAAACCAAGACTTACTCCAAAGCGGTATGTTAACATTTAGAAGCGGTCCTAAAAAAGGATCGTTGGCAGATAATACCCTATATACAAACCCACCAAACGAAATATCATTCGATTCTTTTAACAAAGTATTACACGATCCTGCGGGGTTGGTATACAGATGGAAGCAGGGAATACAATCATTAACATTTACAAAAAGACCAAACAAGCAGGTTGATATTGATCAGGAAAGATCTGTTCTTTTAACCAATAGTCCATTTGCCGGACAAGATGTTATGAATGTTATTTCTATGCTTATAACAGGAATACCATACAATTATAATACATTTCTAAGAGCTGCTATTGATAACGGAAACTCTTTGGGCGCAAGAGATGGGTTGAATAATCTTCCGGCTGCGGCTTCGTATATTCAGGGTTTGCTTGCTGATATTGAGAGATCTAATTTGGTTTGGGGAAATTTTGTACCTCATAAACAATTGGTAATTAATCCTGCGGTTGATCAGTTTGTATCTCAACAGCGGCTTGATCTTGTAACAAAAAACACAGCGCTTTCTCAAAAAATAAATGAATTAGCACGTGCCAAAGATCAGCTAATGATGCAGCACCAGGGTGATCTTATAAACCCACCAACCCAAGCAGATCCAATTACTCAAGCTGCTGATATGGCGCTTCAAACAAAAATTAAATCACTTACAGATCAAATTGCAAGCGATCAACAAGATTTTAGTTCTAGTCTTACGGACAATCCAGATGTTGGTTTAACTGTAATTGGTAATGAAATAAATTCAGATCCAACACTTACTGATACAAATAATCCAAGAAACACCCCAGCACAACAGCAACATCAAGCACTTCTATTGAGACAAAAGTTGTTTGCACTAACAGCTAGAAGATTTTGGCAGGTAAGAGCAAATCAGGATAAGAATCTGTTTATTGTTGACGACCAATATGATAATAATTTTGATATTCAGGCTTTTGAAAGAAAACTCTCTGGTAAAATAGAATTGTTCAACAGTCATTATCAATCTATTGGAGAACAAATCTCTACAGTAAGAAAATTGTTAGGACTTGAATGTTTTGCTA